TGCAATCTTTTTAGGTGCTATGTGTTTGCTCACTTCAATTATTGGATATGTCTCATATGACCTGCTATCAAATAAATCCAATATCTCATAAACTAAACCTGTATCCATCAAGTAAACTCTAACTGGATCTTTGTTGAGTGGATCACGCAATGCACTTCTCATAAGCAATTGATAGCAGTCATATCCACTCCAACTCATCATCAATGAGCGCCCACTTAATCCGTATTGACCCAATAAGAAACTACTCAGATAGTCATTTGGTCTAATTGCACTCATCCAAGCAAACTCGTGATAATGACACTTGTCATTAATCCCGTGAGCATTATGTGATAGCTTTTCAGATGTAAAGTGTTGATCAACTAATCCATTGAAGTTCTTGTTATCCACAAACAATGCAGGTCCAGTTGCGTGTGTTCTAACACAATCATTAATCAACTCATCCCAAATGCTATTGTGGGTCTTAGCTCCAAGTGAAAGATTAAACTCTTGATCACTGGTGTAAAGATGCAAGGGAGCACGATGTGGTTTAAACTGTCTGTAAGTAGTATATTCTATTTGAGATGATTGCATCCAAGCACACATCAATGTCTTTTCAAATGCTGCTGCCGCTATCCAAACAGACTGCCAATGATCGAATACACAAGGATTAACTTCAACTATTAGTGTGGCAGTGTCTTTGTAATCAACCATTAATGATTGACCCGTCTGCCAAGTAGCCCACAGTCTTGCGTTGGGGTTTGATATTGCACGCCACTCTTTGGTGTTTCTCAACCACTTGGGCGGTGTGCTCTTAACAACATCCAATCGAAACCACGGTTGTATCTTGCCGTGGGGTTTCTTTGTGAGTGTGTATACTTCAGGATCGGTCCAAGAGAATACATTGTCAAACTTAAAGTATTGACGTCCCGCGCTGTCAACAAGATCCAACTGTTGTAAGCTAACTGGCTTAAATGCTTCGTCAATGATCAACTGTCTGTTGACGCGATGATGCGGCTGTATTACTGTGCGATTCAGAAATGCGTCGTGGCTCATTATTATTACAGCCTCGTCGCGAAAGAACGCTTGTTCTAATTGAACGCCTACTGTAGTGCGAGCCAGTTCTGGATGTATGGGGTCTTCTTCGCTGCTTATTACTGCGGGCGACACAGCCAGCGTTTGAACATATTCGTGTTGAAGTTTGTGCGAGGGAACAACTACAATTGACTTGATGCCCTTTAACAGGTTTTCTTTGATTTGCTTTCTTATCTGATAAGACTTACCAACGCCGGCGCCGGCAGAGTCTACTTTAATCTTATTTGCCATTACTAGTTCTCCTTTAGTATATTATAAAGTATTTATCCGAATCTGTCAACCACTAATTTAAAATGACAAAAAAGCCCTTACACGGAGAAGTAGTAAGGGCTTGGAGATTAACTATGAAGAAGAAATAATGATGTCATTTCTACAGAGTATTTATGTGAGGGTGTGTAAGTAGTTGTATGAAAACACCACCATTTATACTTGAACAATTAGAGTTTGGTAAACCCAAGCCCGACGGATTCATTCACGTTAAGAATGTGTTGAGTAACGGTCCTTGTGAAGACTGCCAAAAACCTCTTGTGAACACGCGAACGGTAAAGCACCAATGGCGTGGGAATCATTGGGAAAGCAGATGCAGTGTTTGCAAAGTATATCTAACACCCGACGGTGAGAAAACCCAAAAGATAGTGGCGTCAAAAAAGAAAGGATAAATAGTTGTGTGCGTAATAAAATAGTTACTGCCATTACTGTTTCTCCGGCGCACATCAAACCCGTTTACATCGCGTTGCGGGTTTTTTAACGGCTATACAAAAGCAATCAATATAACCACTATTGTGCTCAACAAACCTGCAATCACTGTTCCAGCTGTGCCAATCAATATTCTGGTTAGGCTCTTATTGCTTCCTACTATTTCCGTGTGAACTTGTTCAACCTTTTCTTCTATTTTGAGTAGCCTAGATTCTAGGTTCAAGTAGCGATGTTGACACAGATCCACGTGCGCTTCCAAATTAGTTTTCTCAAGGGCAGACGGCTCCAAAATAACCCTCCTTTCATTGGTTCTTCTTTCTCGTCCGTAAAAAGGCATTACGCACTTCTATCAACTACGTTAAGAGAGAAGTTACGGCTATCAATCAATCCGTTGTCCGTAGTTATCAAGGCACTTACTGTATAAGTCTTGCCCGATTGTCCTTGACTCAACTCCACATAGGTTGATAGATTGTCTGGACCAACCCCTTGACTGTTGATAACAACTGGAGCGGGATCGTTGCGTCTGGCCTTAACTTCATATACTGCACTGATTATAGTGTCGCCTTCGTTGAGCCAATCACTCCAATCAAATGTGTATATCAACTGTGCGCTTTCAGCCTTGTCTATTTCAAGTCCGTTGGCTGTTTGAGTAAATCCGCTTCTGTTCATACTATTTTCCTTATGTTGAATGTGCGTGTTTCTTGATGTATGTTAAACACTGTTAGTTCGCGTGTGATAGCATAGTTTCTTAGTTCGCGTGGCACCACATACACTATTTGAGTGATTACAACTATGCGTCCATTGGCAGTTAGTGTAAACACCGCATTTAGGTCTGCGTTAAACTGTGCTATCACCCCTGCTGTGGCATTGACATTAAACTGTGCGTCCAAGGCCACTTGTGAATCTACTAGCCTAACAGCATTAGCGTCAACTCCAAACTGTGCCACACAGTCTGTCACACTATCTCTTAGTCTTTGTGCGGATACAGCAACATCAAACTGTGCGTCCAAATCACACATTACGCCCGCAATCTTATTGACTGTGCTTGTGACGCTGCTGGAAACTGCGAGGCTGGCTGCTGTTGCTCTAAGACGCTGTGCTTGCGCATTTACATTGCTTTCGCAAGCCAATACTGCACCAGTATTTTTTACGCGAGTTGCTTGTGCAACTATATTGGTAGAAACTGTGAGATTAGCATTGGCTGAACTTATTTGATTGGCAGTTGCATCAACAAGGGCAGTGAACGCCAAGTTCTGCTCGTCCAAGTAAACTACGCCGACCGCATTTGATACAACTGTAAACTTGGACAACAAGTTGGCTGTGATTCCCACCACATAAGAAGCACTGCTGGTTGCAGTGGCGTTTACACTAAGGTCCGCTGTGATTCCGCGAATCACTTGAGCAGTTACCAGCATTGAACTGGTTGCATTTAAGTCCGCAGCTATACCACCTTCAATCTCGCCCACATCTACACTTGCTGTGAACACTGCGTTAAACTGTGCGTTAACCCCTCTTAGACGTTGAACAGCGGCGTTGACATCAGTGTTACATAACAGTGTTGCCCCCGCATCTCTTATTGAATTGGATGTTGCTGAAAGAGCGAACGACGCAGACAAGTTCGCATCAAAGTCACGAACTATTAGTGGTGTAATGTTTAGGCTTGCAAGAGTAGATATGTCAGCAGTGGTTGAACGTATGAGATTGGGTTGTGCAGATAAGACGAAGTTAGAGTCAAGGTTAGAGGTAGCATCAACTGTTTTAGCTGCTTGAATATTCAATGTTACAATAGTAGACAGAGTCACGCTGGTGCTTCTAATGCGTGCCACATCCGCAATCATAGTTGAACTAACTGTTAACGCTGTTTCGCCAACCTTAGTAGCATTTACACTAATACTTGGACTGAACACACTGGTCATATTAACAGTGCCTTGCACTATCTTACCAACGCTTGCTGATACTGTTGATGTAACACTTAGATCACTAATAGTGCTTCTAATGCGTTTTGCAGTTATTGTTGCACTTGAGATAACACTTAGATCACTATTGGTTTGTCTAATGCGTTTTGCTGTTGCTGATACTGTAGATGTAACACTTAGAGCGGCACTGAACTCTTTTACTTCTCCAGGGGGGTCGTAAGTAGTTCCATTGTCGTCGATAAAAGTAGTGTTACCATAAGTGTCGTCCATATGAAGCAACATAAGCGTGTTGGTGTCATTTCCATATGCTACTGTTGGAACTGAGAAATTACTAGTCCATCGAGCAACATTACTAACTCTAAACTCATCTATATACCCGCGGTAGTTTAAAGTAGCAATTCTTCCTACTTTAAAAACTCCTAAATCGGGCAAAGATACACTGCTGGTCCAGGACTTCTTAAGAACACCGTTGTCATAGATACTGAAAGTATTTCCTTGACGAACAAGTGCTACGTGGTTCCACACGTCGTCTGGTAAGAAAGATCCAGTTTGTTCACTAAATTCTAATGTGCCTGTTTCATCAGTTGCGACTATTTGAATAGTGCCGCCCTGCTGTGTAGTAGTGTATACCCTGAAAAGGTGCGAGCCGTTAACTAACTCCCAATGTCCAGCAGTTGCTGATCTACTGCCGTTGCGAGCCCAATAATCAACAGTCCAGTCACCTGTATTCGGCAGAGGACAGTTAGTTTCTAAATAACCTAACTTTAAACTTGCCGTGCCAAACTTGCTTTGTTCTGTGCTTGCTTGGGCAACACTTAATGCCGTAACTGTAACTCGTTCTCTTATAGTATTGATGCTAGTGTCATCATTAAGATCACTGTCGGCATTAATCAAATAAGACGTATCATAGTCGTTAATGTGAGCAACTGTTGGCGGCGTAAATGACGTTGGATAGCGGTTAACATTACTAACTCTTATGTCGTCAATGTAAAACTCAGCTGCTGCGTAAGTGTTACTGGTCGCCCACCTACCCCAAACCATCTTGCTGTTCTTAATAAAGGTTCCGCTACCCGAGCCTGGACCGTATCCTACAGCTTTCTCAACACCGTCGACCCAAAGATGAAAGTTATTACTGGTATCTCGTGTCAGAGCAACGTGATACCAAGTGTCAACAACATTGGGCCACCAATCGAACCGTGTGCGAACCCCATTAACGTTTAAACTAGAACCACCAAAGTTTCCGTCTAGGTCCGCACTGTTAAATCCAAAATAACTGCCGGCAGTGTCCGTAAACCAAACAACAAAGCTGTTGGGGTTATCTATTACGGGCTTGGGCAAATATACCCAACTCTCAATAGTAAATTCACCATCGGAAAAGTTTGAGTCGAAGTCAGTAACATCTAAATAACCGTTGTTGAAGTATAAGCTGCTTCCACCAAACTTTGATTCGACACTGCTGATATTAGCGGTGCCGCCAGTGTTAACAGTTACTGGAGTTCTTGTTTGATTTAATGCTGTGTCGTCATCAAGACTTACATCGCCGTCAGCACCTTCTGCGTGAAACAGAAATGCTGTATCATTGTCGTTGACAAACTCCGCTGTGGGAGCTCCAAAGTTAGCAGCATATCTATTCACACTTGACAGTCTAAACTCGTCCAAGTAGTATTCTGATGGAGCATAAGTGCTACTGTTCCACTGTCCAAATCTTAGATCGCCTGTGAAGAAGTCCCCACTGTAAACATTGTTGCCCACTCCCAAAGTAAGAGCTGTTCCGTCCACATATACATCTAGTTCATTTGAACTGTTGCGAGTAAGTGCAATGTGATACCATTGGTTAAGAGCTGGACTCCATTCCCATCTAAGTCTTTCGCCTGCGACATCAATGGCCAAACCAGCTCCATTAGAAGGTAAAGGGTCAGAAGAAAATGTGCCAAACATTCTACCAGCGGTGTCGCCAACAGTAATAAACCACATGGCAAAGCCATTGGCCATTGCACTGGGTTCAACGGGGAAACGCACCCAAGTGTCTAAAGTAAACTCGCCACTTGTAGCACTTTGATCAAAGTTACTAACTGTTACGTTGGTGCTGCCCGCACCGTCAAGGTAAACACTCGAAGCACCAAACTTTGATTCTGCAGTGCTGACTTCCGCATTGTTGTTAAATGCTATGCTGGCGGGTAAACGTGTGCCAGCAATGGGAGCATTACTTGCGTCATCCACTATTGATATGCTAAAGTTAGGACCGTCAGCGTGAAGTAATAGACTGGTGTCAGCATCATCTACGTGAGCAGTAGTTGGTTGGGTGAAGTTAGAAGTATAACGAGCAACGGTTGAAACTCTTACTTCACCAAAGGTGCCGTCGAACTGTGTGCTTCTATTATAGCTGGCAGCTATGCTTATTGGACCTTGAGTGAAGTCAGTTGAGTCAGACACACTGCCTTGTTCAACACCTTCAATCCATATCTTAATAACACCACTGGCTCGTGTAACAGCTACGTGAGGTAACACGCGTTCATACGAACCCGGAACACTTACGGACGAAGTAAGGAGCAGTGTTTCACCTTTATACACTTTGATGTAGTCGTTAGCAGCCAAGTCAACCCTTAGTCTGTCTTGTCCAGTGCTGTCACGAAAGTCAATTAATGTAATGTCGTTGTTGGCTTGTCCCACTGTTAATTCAACAGTAAAGTCTCCCGTGCCAAAGTCAAAGAGTGGATCACTTGCTACTGAAAGCTGACCGTTGGCGAACACGTTGAACAGAAAGCCATTGATCTCACCTGTCCACGCTTGATCCGTATGGCTTATATTGTTGTTGTAGTTGGCTACTGCTAACGGTCTGCTCATTGTATCTCCTCAAAAAAAGGGGCGGGCGAACCCAACCCCTGTGCTAGCTTGCTTCTATCTTAGTTCATTGAAACAGTTAGGTTACCAGCACTTACTTGGAAAGTGTCAGCACTTTCAATTAGCTTGGCACTTGATACGGTGCCGTGATACAATACGTTACCAGCTGTTGGACTATCCATAATGGCCACGTGAGTAATAGTTCCCCAATTGGCAGTTGCAGTTGCGAAAGTAACCGTTGCGTCAGTTGCTGCTGTGCCACTTGCGCTATTACCAAAAGTAACAGGTTCGCGCAAATATGAACCACCACTTACTTCGCCAGTAAGAGTGCCCGCTTCAAGTCCGTTGTCTGCTGTCCACAGTCCAAGATATAATGTTGCAGGTTGTGAGTATATTGCGTTGCCCAACGTGTGGTCTAATACTTTGTTTTCTAGATAATTTGATGCACTTGACATATAATGTCTCCTTAAGGTTTAATATACAGTTTACTGTATCTTTATTTATCTTTCAAACGTGATTTATTGTGTTTGAAAGAGTGTGTTTAACAGGCAACACCCCAATATGGTGCCTCTGACGGGATTATGCCGAAATTGTCTGGGCGGCTTGGTATTAGTTCAACACACCAATTTCGGCATCCGATATTGCTTGGATTGATTGCTAGTTCTTTGTAAAACATTTCGTCCATATCAGTTACTTTTGAAGTGTTCCACCAATAAAGAGGTTGATTAAAGTTAGTTGCGCTTTTGAACATACTATTCATACTAGTTACTTGTGATGTATTCCAGTCGTTTAGAGGTTGATTAAAGTTGGTTGCGCCGTGGAACATTCCAGACATACTAGTCACGTTTGAAGTATCCCAGGTGCCCACGTTACTATTAAAGTTGGTTGCGCCGAAGAACATTCGACCCATAGTAGTAACACTTGAAGTATCCCAGTTGTTCAAAGGTTGATTGAAAGTCCGGGCGCTTTGGAACATTCCAAACATATCAATAACACTTGAAGTATCCCAGTTGTTCAACGGCTGGTTGAAGTTGAAAGCGTTGTCGAACATATTTCGCATACTAGTAACACTTGAAGTATCCCAGGTATCTAATGGTTGGTTGACGCTGGTAGACCTGAACATTCCAAACATATTAGTAACACTTGAAGTATCCCAGTTGTTCAAAGGTTGGTCGAAGTCAAACGCTAAACTAAACATACTGCTCATACTAGTAACACTTGAAGTATCCCAGTTACCTATTGGTTGGTTGAAGTCAAACGCTTCACTAAACATACTGCTCATATTAGTAACACTTGAAGTATCCCAGTTACCTATTGAACCGTTAAATTTAGTGCTATATCTAAATATTCCAAACATACTAGTAACACTTGAAGTATCCCAGTTATCTAATGGTTGGTTAAACTTTTCAGAAAGCCGAAACATTTCAGTCATATCAGTAACACTTGAAGTATCCCAGTTACCTATTGGTTGGTTGAAGTCAAAGGCTTGACTGAGCATTTCAGTCATATCAGTAACTTTAGAAGTAGTTAAATTAGATATCTCTGCTCCGTTGTAGAACGTATTTTTAAACATCCCTTTAAGGGTGGTCACGCTGTTGCTAAGATACGGATCAACATAGTTTAAGTTAGAAGTATATGCACAAGAGTTAGCTAACGAAGTAGTTCCGTGATCGCCCCAAGCCTTTATCTTTGTTAGTCCGGACCGGTTAGTCTGTGACACAGAACCATATGACATAGTAAACTCGTTAAATCTGCCGTCAATTGATATTTCAAATATGTCAGAAGTAGAATATGTGTGAGCTATGTTGGTGTCTGTATTTAATACAGACATTGATCCATCTCCCCAATCAATTGTAACTGGAGATTGAACGCCATATATAGCAAACTCGGCCTCAGTCGACGCAGTATTTAATGTATCCCATTCTAAGAACGTATAATCTGTAACTGCTACATTCGTGCTAACCGGTAAGTCTATTGGGTCTTGAATTATTAAAGTATCTGCACCCGCAAAGAAGCCGCAGTTAACACTAATATCAATTGTAACATCAGTAATAACTTTAACGTTTGAAGAAACAATTGAACTAATAGTTAAGTCAGAAAACGCATCAGCAGTTATATTAGCTGCTGAATTAACGGTCGATTCAAATAGTAGATCTTCAATAAGTCCCGGAAACCTTTCTGCGTCAGTAATAACTTGACTATTAACAGTTATATCCGAAGTGACAAGTCTATATCTCCAGTTCTCAATTGGCGATATCTGTAGTGACGAAACAAACGTAGCTTCTGTGTCTGTTGTGATATTAACATCCGAAACAATAGTTGTGGTTACGGGTATAACAGCAAACACATCCGTTGTTATATTGGCAAACGTTGTTACATTAGACTGCAGAACTTGTAATGATATAAACGGACGAACTCTGTATGGTTCCGCAAGCAAGCTAAAGTTTGATGCGATGTTATCTAGGGCAATTGGATATATGCCACCCACCGACGAAGTAACATCAAATTCAGCAGCAATTGGGACAATGCCTTCTTTGGCTGTTCTAAATGATAGCCAACTAGGAAATGCCGGTATGGGTTGTTGGTTCGGCGTCTTGTCTCTAACAAAGCCTCTGCCAATGTTGAATGTTACATTGGTTCCTTCAGGTATGCTTAATCCCAGTTCTGCCAAATCAATAGTAGCAGGATATGAAGGAATAGCATCTAAATGCACACGAGTTCTAATGGTTGACGTGACTACTGACGGAGTTATGGGAACACTTGCGCCACCAAACCCGGTCAGCTTACCAACCTTCGCATATAGACTAGAAGTTACATTGGGATTAGATTCAAATTCGACCACGTTCTTATCACCACGCGCAAACATATCGAGACTACTTACGAGATTAACGAACACTGAGTTGACATACGTGTTCACAAAGAGGTCTACTTCAAAATCTCTAGTAACGTTAGCAGTGGCATTTAATGTAGCACCTAGGCCGTCAAGAAATGCTTGCGAACCGTCTATAAGTTTGAATGTGGCATTTAATGTAGCACCAAACCCGGTCAGCTGACCAACCTTCGCATATAGACTAGAAGTTACATTTGAATTGAAGTCAGCTGTAGTATCAGTTGTCTTACTTGGTGCTGTGCTTGTGGTTATGGGATTATTAAATTCAGCAGACCCATCCCTTGTTACGTATGGGATTACTTCAAGCATTATTCCATATGGGATCCCATCATTGAACCAGTCAAATTGCCGCTGTCCCATATAAATGTCTACAATGGATGATCTATAGAATACTGTGGAGTTACACTCTAGTGTCGCACCTGGTGGACCGTCCGGCGACGCCTCGCCAATTATATAAAATATCTGAAAATCTACTATTGCCATAAATCTATATCCTAGTTGTAATTAATTGCGGGATGGTTGCTGGGAATGATTGCCAGCACGTTACCCAAGTCGTCCACAACCTCTATCTCGCCCGGTCCGGGAACTACATCTCTTTCAAACGGTAATACAAGGGTGCCATCTTGCATATCAAATACATTACTTTCTGTTGGGCTTACTTTTACCAGGTCCGTGGTCCACGATATGCGTGTTTTGCTGTTAATAACTGGAAGAAATTCGCCGCAGATCGCATCACTTATGGCATCAGTGCTCGTATTTATGTAGTAAGTTTTGCCCTGTTCAAATATACTGGTTGGGTTTAACATAATATAACTGCCACCAATTCTAAATATTGTGTTGATTTGATCATCGGCGAACGTTGCGTTCAAGTCAAACGTTTGAATCAGTGTATCACTTTCATCAAACAAGTATATGAAGCTGTTTGAAGGGTTTATTTCAATGACCTTGTTGAAGTTTAGAATTAAGTTTGATCGCACGTTGACCTTAGTGTTATCAAAATCATCAAAAGGACTGCTGTTTAAGCTGTAGCTTATTAGAGCAAACTCTTTGGGAGTCTTAAACTGCCAAACAGCACCGTCGTTGGTAGCTTGTGGAGGTGTTAGTTCGTAGCTACCTCCACACGAATCCGGATCAGTAAATGTTTGATCAGCACGAATAGTTGTTAGACAATCAACTGGTAATACAGCCGAGTAAGTTGTTTCATATAACGGAGTTGTAAAACCTGTCCAGCTTAATGTTGCTCCGCTAATAGTTGCACTTCCTAGAGTTAGCACACCCACAGTCTTAGCAGTAGTTGACTCTATAATCTCAACAGTTTCGTTGGGGTTAGTAACAGCAATGTCTTCGTTCATCGTTACACTAATAGTCTGCGAACCCACACACTCTGTTCCGCTTGGTCCCACACTGGACACAACTAGATCGCCAAAGGTTGGTAGACTTGGAGGAATATACTCATCAATACTACCCACCATAACAAGCTCTTCTACAACATATGGAGAAGTGGTAAATGACCAAGCCGAGGGCGAAGTAATTGCTGCGTTTTTACAACCGCAATATTCAAACATCTCAGCATCAAGTAGGATATAATAGTCACGCCCCAATACTCTATTAGCAAAAGGAAATTCAATTACATCATTGTCAACAATACAATTACCAGCACTTAGCGTTTCAACTAACAGTCCGTCACTTTGATATAGCTTGGCATTGCCTGACAGTTTGGTTAGCGGCACATACTGTTGGCTTTTTGTTGATGCTTTGAATCGCGCAAAGAAGCTGCCCGTTGACGGAACCAATGGTGGCGCCAATGACGGTGTTGTAGTAGTCCAGACATTATAGAACGACTGAGGACTTAATTGTGTTATGTTCAACACGCAAGCAACAGGTGGATCAACTGGTGGTGGATCCACGTCGTCCGGAGCTGTTCCATTTTCCCATTTATCATCGGGTGAACAACAAGCATCAATAGCAACCCAACCTTGACCGTTCCAAGCAATAGTTTGACCTATCTGGGGTGTATTATCAATGTTAATACCATCAGCGGGTTTGAAGTTTGAGAAGTCAATGGTTACGTTATCGTTGCCATCAACAGCTATAATTAAGTCGTTGCCCACAAAGTTTAGACTATTAGCCTTGGCACTTATTTGAGTGCCGTTGTCTAATGTAATAAGGTCCGAACTAACTACCAGTGTTCCGTTGCTAGCATCACCTAATATGTCAATGCCCGTAACATCTTCAAACTTATCAAATATGATATCAAAGATGCCTGTGCCGTCATTGATGCCCGCAAATAAGTCATCTACACCTTTCAATAGATCAAATACAGTAAGAGCCAACATCACATTACCAAACTGGTCCAAGAAGCTGGTGTCTGGTGTGATAGCATCCGTTGTTTGAACTGGGCGGAACTCAATAAGTCCTGAACTATCAGTAAATGGTCCAACTGTTAATGTATTAAAACCACGTATTTTAACTACGAAGTCACTTGAAGGAATACTATCAAGTTCTAATATAACTGGCGTGCCACTTGGGAATACTTCGTTGTCACTGGGACGTCGCTCAGCCAATAGACGATAGCTTCTATTCTCTTCATCCAACAACACATCATTACTGATCCAATACTCAAGCCCGTCTACAATACCGCTGGGCGTGGTTGTTTCTATAATAACGCGAGGACGAGCATCCTGTTCAATCTTGCTTACTTGTGGATTGCCAGGAGTGCCAATGCTACCAATTGTTATAATGCCATCTTCGTCACTGCGAACATAGCGTGTCAAATCACTCAAGTCATAAACATTAGCATCGTATTCAAGAGCAAGTATATCAACGCTTAAAGCACCGTCGTCGTCTTGGCGTTCTTCAATGCTGATTACACGAAATAGCTTGTTGTTGTAAGCATAGCGTGGATTGCTAACATCAATAACATCGCCCGCATTTAGACTGATGTAACTGTAGTCAGTTTCAAACGCAATCATCAAATCAACGCGAGCTTGTTTTAATTCAATCAAGCCAAGTTGTTGTGCCTGCACTGGTTCGTTGATTATATCATAACTGATATCAAGTCTGTTTTCAACTTCATTGGCAAGCCTGTCCGCCGTTGGAATAGCAATGCTGATAAAGTCCGCACTGTCTCTTAGTTCTCTGTGGGGGAACTCAACCTTAACTGTATTGTAGACTTCCTTAATACCAGTGCCTTGCAAGCTGATATTACCAATGATATTGCGATCACTGAAGCTAGCAACACTTGTTTCGGGCTTGTTAATAACAAAGGTCCACTGTCCATTATGCACATCATAGCTGACCCAAGTTGCAGCACTTGACGCTATTAGTTCAGCGTTGAACAATACTTGTTTGGCAGTATCAATAACACCGTTTATCTGATAACGGTTAGCAAGCGTAGCAGTGCCAGCAACTTCGTCTTCGTATGTCACACTCTCTTTTGAATATGTGTTTAGTTGTGTTAACACAGTTGAGTTGATCAAGCTGCTGTCAATGCCCGCACCATACATTGGGTTGGTCATATAGTCAAACAATACATCGCCAGGCTCAATCATATCACTGGCTATGTGAAAGCTGAGATCACCAATGCCTGTTATGCTGCGTTCTTTGTTATAGTCAACCTTAACAACGGCAAACACCAAGTCACTCATTGTATGCGAACTAGTCCAGCTGGGAATAACAGTGTCCGCATTGGGAATAGTTGCGGGATGATTCTCGTGAGCAATACCTTCGCTTGAACTGCCAGCATATACATAGATGTTAACAAACCCACTTAGACTGCGGTCTATATTACCGCTTCTGTCCACACTGTAATCAACTGTATAACCGTTTGAACGAAATACCACACGCTGGTCATTCCAATATACATCTTTGAATGTGTAGCTGGTTGCGGTGCCGTTGCTTAACTTATTGCCTGTTCTTTCTGACAAGGTGACAGCATAATACATTGTCTTGTTATTATCAGTCATCTCCGCATCACTTATGATACCACCAAAGTGTGCGTCACCGTATAATATGGGAATTTTATGAGAAGCAGCTGGAGCTACTTGTAAGCGAACACCGTCATCGATGTTGTCACTGCCGCTGTTGTTGGCTTTCTTAGCACTGTCACTTAGTTGACTAACAGCATATCCAAGAGCAACTGTTTTAACTAGACTTGCTCCGTAGCTGTTACCACTTAGATAACTTAATGCGCTCTTACCATAGCTGGCTAATCCGCTGATAAAACTCATTTAGGGGCTCCAAAGTTAAAGTTGCTCTTGGCCAAGCGCGGCACTCTGTCCATTGAAGTATCGAGGGGGTAATATTCCTTTTGATCTATTGGATTAGTCCGTCTACCTGTTACTTTGTTATTTAACAGATCTACAATACTGGTGCAAGTGAATGTTACGGTGACTGTGCCCAAGTCGTCGCCACTATCCAACTCATCAGCAACTTCAAAGTTACTAACAACACCTTTGAACATACCAGCGGGATTACCTGCTACACTTAATAGATCGCCCGTTGTTGGGTCAAAGAATGCTCTTGTAACGTTGACTCTACTGCCTCTTATCTTACGAGTTATAAAGTCAGATATGTTCTTGTTGGGAATACCACTTATGCTGATAGTAAGGTCGCTGGGTGCTGCTCTCAAACTACTGCTGACATTGGTCACGCTTAGTAGTTGTCCTAACCCATCAAACGTAATGCCCCCAATGTCATAAGACATATGATAGTCGCTGAACGTGACACGCTCATAATCGTGAATGTCAATGTCAACAAACACGTTGGTTTGAACAGCGCCGTAGTTGCTTAAATCCAAGCTCATTATACTACCTCCGCAAACACGAAGTCCCCGTCCCAACTAACAAGATTCTTTTGATTCAAAGTCCATTGAGGTAAGCTAACGCACACAACATTCCAGTTCACGCTGGACCCTACGCTTAACGCATATGAGCCCGCAGAGTCACGTAGTGGGCGGTGTAAGGTCACAGTGTCCTCGTTGTGCGCCACGTCATAAACCACAGTATAAACGGCTCCATTGCCCAATTGGATGTAGTCACCACTTCTGAACTTGTATTGACCCGCAGTAAGCCCGCCCGAGCCTGAAGTTAGTTCAATTGTATTACCGCCGTTGGCGTATGCGTAAAGATTAGCTAGATCAGATAAGTCGCCTTGGTAGCCAGTAATCCACTGATGTCCACTTGCACTTATTGCTACAGTGCTGGAGCTTATGCGACCCACGTTTTCAATGTCTTCAATAATGCCCCTCATTGTAGAATAGGGTTGGTTATTGGGGAAGCTGACATTAAACTGCCAAGTCTGTCCTCCAAGACTTGTTGCGCGAACAACACCGTCTCGACTCACTGTCTGACTTACCTTGCGGCTCTTGTTGATGCTTATACTTGTTGCTCTATCAAATATTGGTTGAAATGTTGTCATAATTTACCTTCGGGTCTGTGGAGCTTTTCTACGCCCTTGTTCGCTAACTGCGTGAATGAATCCAGGATCGCGTGCCACCAACTCTTTAAAGCTGCGAGCATCTACTGCGTTAATGTTGTATGTAACCATATCACCGCCGCCGCCAATGTCAGGTGTGACTGTAGCTGGTCCAGTTATTAGTTCAGGACCTGCTTCGCCAGCA